AAAAAAGTCGTTTTGTCCTAAAAAAAATCGAATTTATACAATAAAGTACCTCTAAAAATTTCATATTCTGAATGAATAATCACACAAACGTAATAATTCTAGTATCTAATATGTCATGAAAAAGTGCCAAAAAAAATTTATTTTCCCATTTATTTTAATAACAAATCGGTTACAATATAGTTATAAATGAATTACACTATTTTAGGGTATTTTGGGATAAAAAGCGATGTTTTTTTATACTGAATGGTAGTTAAAAATGATTGCTCTAATTTCATCTTCTGTGAGTGGGAGATTTAGCATGATAGATTGGATTGCATCTGCTCTAGTTTTAAGTGATTCTGATTCTTCTTTGATGTCTTTTTGCAAAACTGGAATGTGGTCGAATTTGGGTACAAGTTTAAGACCTTCTTTATCTAATCCTAATTGTTCTGTTAAGCTGTTATATAGTTTTTCTGCTTCTGGGATTATGGTATTTGTGTATGCCATTCTGATACCATCACGAACATTTGTAAATGTGCTGCCTTTTTCGTTTGAGAATATGTAGTAGTTTAATCCGTATGCATCAATGATAGCTAATTTATCTGCTGTAAGTTCTTCATATAGCATTAAGTCTTTTGTTGGATAACTCATAGGCAACCAATCAAGTTCTATGTCGGATATTAAGACTTCATCTTTTGAACGATTATACCAATCACGTTGAATTTGCTTTTTTTCTTCTGGAGTAACTGGTAATGCACCACCTAAATCGGATTTTTTTGCTGCTAATATACCTACAGCACCAATGTTCTCTAAAAGTACGTTACGTTTGTTGTATAATGCACGTATGTTTGATATAGGAAATTTAAGTGATTCAATAATTGATATTGGATTTAAAAGATTTATACCATCGGTAGTCATAATCATGATTACATCGTTATAATCTAATTTTTGTGGTTCATCTTCATTGTAGTTGTATGTATAAGAATCAATAAGACCACCTTTGTCAAATTGTTTAAGTGTTTTACCAGATGTGTTAATTTGCATACAATGTGATGCCAATGGTAAAATATAATTGACAATACCGAAAGAACGTTTAGGTGCATAAAGAAACGATGTTGAATAAAGTGCATCATTGATTGCCATTGAATAAATTACTTCAGACCAGCATTGTGTAGGATTAGGATTTTTAAGTAAATCTAAACACCAATGTTTTTCTACTGGTTTACCTTCTGAATCAATTAAAGATGGTATGTTAGATGAAATCATTTTTGCTCGTCTATCAATTACCATTCTTAATTCTGGTACTTCGATATAATGCTTAAAAGCATTTGTTGTATCTATCCATACAGCAGTTTTTTTGCCGAAATAATCATTAACATTATTACGCATAAATTGACTATCAGATAAGAAATCATTTATGTATCTTTTGTTATTATCGTTTCTGTCAAAAAAAGAATCAAGAAAATTAAAGTTCATAGTTAAATTATTTATATTTGTAAAACAAATTTAAAATAAAAATGGATAACAAATTCAAATCTAGCTATAAAATTAAACAACATAGTCAAGGACTAAAAGATATTTCATTAGATACTAGACAAGTTGCATTGTATCTAGCTGCATTTAATAATATTGATTCTGATTTTGATATTTTGCAAAAGGGTTGTTTTAAAAAGTCTATTCAAGAAAGAGGTGTAGAAAATACGTCAAATAGAAAGATTGCTTTTTTACGTTATCACAACTGGGAAATGCCTATTGGAAAATTTATTAGATTAGAGGAAGATAATCATGGTTTATTTGCTGTAGCACAATTAAGTAAATCTACAAATGGAAATGATGCATTGTTAGACTATCAAGATGGTATCATTAGGGAACATTCAATAGGATTTAAATATATTCAAGATAAAATTACAACCATTGAAGATAAAACAATAGATGGTGGTAAAATACATAAGATACATGAATTATGTTTGTGGGAAGGTTCTGCTGTAACTTTTGGTGCAAATGAAATGACACCAGTATTACAAGTTAGTAAAGGATTGGATAGAAAAAATGCATACGAAATTTTAAATGAAAAAATAGATACTATTGTTAAATCTATTATCAATGGTAAAGGTACTGATGAAAGATTGTATGAACTAGAAATGAATTACAAGCTATATAGCAATCAATTAAAAGACCTTATCGAATATGATAGTTTAATTAAGACTGAAAAAATTATTGAAAAAAGTGTTGAATCACAAATTGAGATACAAAACAAAATTAATTGGAGTAATGTTATAAATAGTTTAAAATAGAGTAAAATGGAAAAAACAAAATTACAAAACAAAAAAGTTGTTAAAGAAACATTAATTGAGGAAAAGTTAATTGGAAATAAATTATATTTATTTGAGTTTTCAGATAACATACCTTATGAACAACTAAAAAATAAAAAAGAATATATTACTGGCGAACTTGCAACTATTTTCTTAAAACAAAATTATGGGATTTTATGTTAACACTACGGACTTTATTGGAAAGTATGCGATTAGTCAAGGAGTATATAGTAATTTGGATATTAACGATTACATATCGAAATATGAATTAACTTATTTAGTTGAATTATTAGGTGTAGAGTTATACAATCTTTATTATGCTGATGCTAATGCACAATTAGATAAAATACCATTAACACCAATTTACAGCTTTATTTTTAATCCGTTTAATTATCAAGATAACTATACACTAATGTTATCGAAAGGTTTAAAGGAAATGCTGATTGGATTTATCTATTTTGAATATATGCGTGATAGTATTGCTACAGCTACTACAACAAGTATGCAAAGTCAAAAAAATGAAAATTCGCAAAAAAATATATTGCCTATATACACAAGGTATAATGAAGCTATTATCACTTATAGAGCAATACAAAACTATATTATTACAAATAAACAAGATTACTTAACTTTTAAAGGAGTAAATAAAGAATTTGCGTATTGGTTATGAAAGATTTTAGTAAAATATTTGAAACAATAGTAAATGCTATAAATAGTCAAATTGTTGTAACATCATCTGTAGTACAAGGTAATTCAACAATTATCTATACTTGTAATACAAAATGGGCGAGAAATGGTAAATTATTAACTGCATTTGATGGTTTTGTAGGATTTAATTATACAATTACAAATGTTGTGTTAAATGAATCCATTACTATATCTACTACAGCAAGTATTGCAAATAAAACTATATCTGTTTCATCACCATTTGATATTACTGGTACAAAAATGGCTACTAATTTAGAATGGACTAAAGCATCAATAAGTTTATTTGATAAAACACCTATAATATGGCTGCTTGATGATTATGAAGAAAAAAGATATAGTGCTGAATCATCAGTAGAAAGAAAAGTAAAATGTAGAATTTTCTTTTTAGATGAAACTGATATTGTAAACTACTATACGTCAGACCATAAGAGCCAAGTAATTCAACCAATGATTCAATTAAGTGAAGAATTTATAAGAATTTTAAATTCAAAACCTATATTTAAAGCTATTGATGTACAAGATATTAAATATTTTAGTAGATTTGGAACGGAAAGTCCACAAGGATTTGAAAAAAATATACTAGATGCAAATTTATCTGGATTAATGATACAAATAGATATAGAAAAGTACAAAGAGTATTGTACTTGTTAAAAAAATAACTTATAAGAAAAAGTCGAATAAATCTTAAAAATTTATCACTTTTTTAAAGTAAGTCTATAATAAATAAAATAAATATAAACTTAAACAAAAACCAAAATGGAAAATGTAAACAATGAACAAGTAGTAATTGACAAATTCAATGCAATTATTACAGAAAAAACAATTAATACTGCTACTAAAAAAGAATTGGAATCATTGAAAAATGAACTTGTTGATTTAGTTGGTAAAAACAACACAAATGATTTAAAAACATCTATTGCTAAACTGGAAGGTACTATTGAAGGTATGAAAGAAGCAAAAAGTTCAAAAGATGTATCATTTAAAAGTATGGGTGAAGCAATCTATAAATCTTATGAGGAAAATATAGATAAAATCAAATCTAATTCTAATGGAATGATTGATTTGAATGTGAAAGCTGTAGGTACAATGACTATCAATAGTAACTATTCTGGTGGTGTAGTTGCATTAAGTCAATTAGAGCAAGGAGTTACAAGAATTGTAAGACGTATGCCTTTTTTACGTCAAATCATCAATGCTGGTACAACTGCATCAAAATACATCACTTACATTGAACAAGCATTACCAGAAGGAGGTGCTGATATGACAGCAGAGG